AGGTTAGGTTAAGGCTTAGCCGAGCAGACAGTTGCTGTAGCCAAGCTCATTGACGAGGGCGCGCACCTGCGAGAGCGTGTGCTCGTTGTGGTTGCCAGGCTTGCGGTGCATCTTGTGCCACAGGCCTGTGATGTAGGTCTGCACATCGATCCAACCGCTGACGCGCTCAACACGCTCCATGCACTCCCTCTGATCGAGCATATCCTCCCAAGCGAAGGGCTCAACCACGCCATCAGCGTTGGGCTCGTCAGAGGTCGCAGCCTCGAGGATGCGCTTGGCGACATCAAGAGGCGTGGGTGTCTTGTTGGCAGGAGCTCCTCGGAAGGGCTTAGGCGGGATGCTCTCAATGGCGTTGTGCTCGTTAGGCTGTTGAGGCATGGGTGGGCGAGACTCTTGACGAGGCGCGGGGCGCTGCTGAGGCTGACGTGAGACAGGGCGCACCTCCTCACCGAGGCTGTCAGCGCTGATCTGTGTGCGCTCATCATCGCTGATGTCCATGTTGTCAGCGAGCTCATCAGGGCTGTAGATACCAGACACAGCATCAGGGTATGTGGCGCGGAGCATGAGGGTGAGGCAACGAGCGCGAAGCATCTGCATGGGCATCTGCTGCCAATTACGGTTGCGAGTGAGGCCCTGCGCGTTAGCCATCTGCATGGTGTAGGTGAAGACGTGCTTGATGCCCTCTGGCTCATCGGTGCGTGTGCATTCATAGGTGCAGTGCTCATGATCCCATGAGGTGATGACCATGTAGCCACAGAGCCCAGAGCGCCTCACCACGCCAGCCATCGCGTCAGCGTTGAGGGAGGGCTTGCCCTTGAGCATATAGGCGTTGTTCTGAGTGATCGCCATGTCATTGTTGAAGTGAGCGCCAAAGGCAGCGTGAAGGCGCACACAGTCTCTCGCGTTGTCGCTGATGATGTTGGCGATCTCAATGGCGTGGTCAATGTTCTTGGGTGTATAGATGCTCATGATGTTTTCCTGTTGTGTTGTGGTGGTTTAGTTGCTGTAACGTGTCATAAAGTTCTTGAGGTGAGTGGCGCGGTCTTCGTCGTTGAGATGTTTAAAATTGACCCAACAGCTCATGATGTTGCGATAGTCATGGTCTGATAGCGCGATGTTGCACTTGGTCTGAAGGTGACCCTCAAGATCATCTCGAAAATCAAGGTCATTGATACGGTGCTGAGGCGTAGGATGAACACCCTCAAGGATGTAAAGCTCATGCACCAAGTGATCAATTGCATCAGCGCTGAAGCTGTACTCAAAACGAAAGGGCGCGGGCTGAGGCTGTGGCTTAGGCTGTGGCTTGAGTGTTTTGCGCTCATCAATGCGATCCCAAGCCCAAAAGGCGAGGATGATTCCAGCGGTGACAGCTGCGAAGATGAGCAAGAGAGGTGTGATGTCAGGGGTGTTGTGCATTGTGGTGTCTCGTCAGTTAATCGTTGAGGTGGAGGAAGGTGATTGTGTTGTAGGTGTCGAGCCCGGTGAGCTTGTTGGCTGCTCTGGCGAGGGCGGTGGCAATTCTGACTGATGGTGTGTGACCTTTGAGGATGTGCGTAAGGTAGCTCTGAGTGATGCCAGCTTCCTTGGCGAGATGACCGAGGTTGTATCGATCTTTCTTGAGGTCACGCCTAAGGCGTTCTTTAAGCGTCATGTATCTCCTTTCTGTTCCTCCCTTCTAACGTCTCTCTTACCTAGTGTCAATATTTTTTTTGCACTAGGCTAAAAAAAGTAAAAAAGACCCACAGTGCAAAAGTGCGCTTGACGCACTGACCGCGCTCGCCTATAGAGAGAGCTCCACCACAACACAAAGGACACTCATGAAAGAGATGACCTGGAGGGTCGCTGCCCTCAAAGACAAAGACCTCACAGCGGGCGATAAGGTCGTGATGATGGCCCTGCTCATCAGAGCTGATTGGGAAACATGGCAAGGTACAGCCTCAGTCAATGACCTTGCTGAGCTGACAGCTATGTCAACGCGAGGCGTTAAGCTCTGCCTCAAGCGTATCGAGGCTCAAGGGTGGGTCACTCGTCACGCCAACAGGCGCGATGATGGACTGCACCACAAGGCCACGTTCAAGCTCAACGCTGACAAGATCGACACCTCAGATGGGGGTGGGGTATTTCATTCACCATATGGTGAACAGAGTACCCAACCCATAGTGAACAAAGTACCCTACCATAGTGAACAGAGTACCCAACCCATAGTGAACAAAGTACCCAAGGGTAGGGTATTCCATTCACCCAATATCAACTCTTATCAACTTAATGATCAACTTATAGATCAACAGACTAATCAACCTCATAATCAACCTTCATCCGAGGTCACGCCTGACTCCACACGCGAGAGCGAGCTCAACGACATGAGGCGCGCTGCGCTCAAGGCAGGGTGCTATCTCCTCGCTCCAGAGCATCATCTCTCTTGGAATGTGTATGTGAGGAAGATGGGAGAGGTGACAAGACTACACTCAAGACAAGACGTGAGAGACGCTTACGCCAAGAATGATCATCACCTCCTCAAGCAAGCTCATGAGCTCCGCATCGCTCCAAGCTCAATGATCGATTGGGTGGTGTTCTTGGCAACAGAGCAGAAAGCTAGTAAGCAGCTCATCAGACGATAAATGGAGACAGCTATGACCTTTGACATCGACATCGACAACCTCATTGAGATTGAGCGCGAGCCTGCGCCTATCCTTCCAAGCTACGCTGGCGTTAACGCTGAGAACTTCCCCGCCTCAGAGTGGCGCTCGGTTAACGGCTACCTCGCAAGCTCACCTCTGCCCTACTGCGGGCGCTGTGACATGGGCTTTATTGTCACGCCAAGCGAGATCATTGGGCGCGCTCCCACCTCAAGGCTCTGCCCTCACTGCGAACGACCACGCAGAGCGCTCAAGCGCATCGAACGCGCCAAGCTCCCTGCGGTGGCAGGTCAGCACACCCTCTCAACCTACGAGTGGGACAGCGAGGCTCAGAGGCAGCGCATCGGTGAGGTGCTCGATTGGATCGCCACACCTCGCCACGCTCACACAGGCGAGCGCCCTGCTCTGCTCATGCACGGTACACCTGGCAACGGCAAGAGCTCCATGCTTCACATCCTCGCGAAACACGCCTGCTTTAACGGCAAGCGCGCTCTGTTCCTCACTCATGAGGGCCTGTTCATCGACATTAAGGCGAGTTGGAATAAGCCCAATAAGGTCAACCCTGTTGACGCTGAGACTCACTGCCTTAACAACATCGACCTCCTCTGCCTTGATGAGCTTGGGGGTATCGGTGGCTCTGGCGCTCAGTGGACTGATTGGTACAAGGATCAGACAAGGGAGCTCATCGGCTCTATCCATGACAGGTGGAGCGCGGGGGAGCTCGCTGTGGTTACCACCACCAACCTAAACCCAAAGGAAATCCTCGGTGGTCTCCTCGAGGGCAACAGCGCCCTTGTCTCAAGGGTGCGCTCAATGTTCGGCTCACCTGTCAAGATGGTCGGTCGCGACCGCAGACCTCAGCTTGATGATGGATGGTGCTGAGACAATCACACCATGAAAGCTCAGGTACTCGACACCCTCAGAGCTGTATGTTGCATTACCGATAATGACCTTGTGAATGCCTGAGTGATGTATGAGGCGAGCGCAGCCGAGACAGGGCGGGGTGGTCACGACAAGCACACAACCCGCCACGCTCACACCCTTATGCAGAGCGTTCATGAGCGCGTTCTGCTCAGCGTGATGACAGCCCACCTCGGTGGAGGTGCCAGAGGCGATGGCGCGCTCTGACCTCGTGCAGACCTCACCACCACACAGCTCACCACAAGCTCCGCGAGGCGGGCCGTTGTAGCCTGCGCTCAGAGGGTTGTTACGCTCATCGATGATGAAGGCTCCCACCTTACCTCGAGGGCAAGGGCTCATCTCTGAGATTAGCTCAGCATGGCGCAGCCAATGAATGATCCAGCGCGCTTTCATCTAAAACCCCAACGCATGAAAAAACACCTTGATCACGATGAGCCAAAAAATCAGCAGGGCCAGAGGGTTTTGATTATCCAAGGCACACCTCCAATACTCGATCCATGCCCTCAATGCTCTCGACAAGCTCGCTGACTGCTTGGGCATATTCTCTGATCTCAAGCTGAGCGTGTTCATCGAGGCGCAGCTTGAGGAAGTGAATGAGCGCGTGGAGTGAACAAGACCAATAGCACTCGCTTATCACGCTCACAGGCAGGATGGCGCGCGCTTGCTCTTTGCACACACCCATCTGCAACAGGAGCTCATAGGCGGTCGCGACTGTGTTGAGCGCGTCAGCGTAGATATGATGCACCCCAAGCTGAACCTCGCGGGGGAGCTCCCCACCTGAGCCCTGCTTGACGCTCTCGCTCGCCTCACGCCACGCTCTAGGCTTCCAATAGTCTTGACCAAGCTCAACGTAGCGCCCGCTGATCTCGTTCCAACTGCATCCCACCTGGTGTTTCATCCATTGGCGCAGCACAAAGATGGGAGCCTTGATGTGGAACTGAAGCTGAACATGGCGAAAGGGTGAGGTGTGGTGGTGATCCCATAGATACTTGACGAGCGCCCAATCTCGCTCCTCCATCTTCTCAGCTCGCTTACCCATCGAGACTCGCGCAGCGTTGACTACGCTCAAGGGTGAGCCCATCACGTCAACGAGCGCGACAGAGCCAGAGCCAACCTTTATTTCAGTGGTTGTCATAGGTTTAGACCTTTGCGGTGTTATGTCTATGTGTGCATGGTCGAGCGCTGAGGACGATCCTTGGCGCTCGCCTTCTATTAACACGCAACATGGAGCAAGCTATGGACAATACACTTGTTGTTGATGATCTTGATAGAGCGTATGTTTCATTCGCGAAGGAATATGCGGAGCATAAGGGTTTACATCAAGCTAAACAGCTTTTTACACTTTCTGAAGCCCATTGGGAGCTAATCTCGCAGCTTATAGGATGTGAGAGCAGTATCGTTATGTTAAGTGAAATTTGTAAACGAACAACTTGTGAAGATGTTAAGAAAAAAGCCAGCTCATATATGGATCTCTGTGCGAGAGCACATATAGGTCTTCATACTTATGCGCTTGATACTCCAAATATCTCAAAGGAAGAAGCAGAAGGCACGCTTCGGTTGATTGAAAATGTTCGAACGATTGTTTTTGAAGACATAAGCGCAGAGCAGATACTTGATTTTATCAACAAGCATAAGGAGCAAGCATGAACCGTATTATTTTAATCGGCACCACAGGCAGAGACCCCGAGGCGCGGGGCGCTCAAAATAATATCATCAACTGCTCTCTCGCTGTAGACTCCTACAGCAAAGGCGAGAAGGGCGTTGATTGGTTCAACCTCGTGCTCTTTGGTGCTACAGGTGAGAGCTTTATGAAGGCTGTGACCAAGGGCAAGCATATCGCTATTGAGGGCAAGCTCAAGACTCGCACATGGGAGAAGGATGGGCGAAAGATGCAAGATGTTGATGTTGTGGTTGACTCTTGGCGATTTGTTGGTGCAAAAGTACCCGACAGCACACCAATCAGCGGGCCTACCTCTTGGGGTGGCGGAGATAGCTCATGGCCTTGAGCGATGACCTCCCTAAGGAGACTTGGGTTATCATCGACAATGATGAGGATTGGGAGGTGCTAGACAACCTCATTGATGGAGCAGATGACGATGAATATGATGACGACAGCTCAGACGAGCAAGACGACTGAGGATATGATCGCGCGAACTTGCTACGCTTATCGTGGCATGATTGCAAACATCGCCCGCAGGTATGGTCTAAACGAAGATGCAGCAGATGACCTGGTTCAAGATGTCGTCATTTACATTGTCTCTTATCATCGGCAATATGGATTAGATCTATCTATTCAAAACAAATTCAGCAGCTTGGTGCGGAGTTCTGCTATTCAACGAGCGCTCAATGTTTGCAGGCGTAAGCGGATACGATATAACGACGAGTTTGAGTTTCTTGAAGGTTTTGAAGCAACGTGTCCTAACGAGCTCCCTGATCAAATCATTGAGGCAGAGGAAAGGCTAGAGCGCGCTTTTAGAGCCATTGGAGATGCTTGGCATACACAACACGTCAAGATGCTGTTAGATGGGTATAACTCTTGGCAGATCGGCAATATCTGCGGCCTTAGTAGAAATACATCATCTAGTAGGACTAAACGGATCAGGCTCAGCTTGGAGAAAGAGTTTAAGGATGACTAAGAGTGACCTCAAGGGCTTGGCTGCGCGTGAGGCAGGAGATGCCTCAAATGTCACAAGCGCGCGCGCGACCCAAGGCCCTCATGCGCCTCGGAACGCTGAGAAGCTCGACAATGTGTATCATCTGCTCAGCGAGGGTCAGAGCGTAGAGGCTGCGTGTGTTGGGGCGGGCTTATGTAGGCGCACCTTCTATCGCTGGATGAGCGACCATGAGGACATCAGAGACTTGGTGGAAGATGCCAAGGTCGCGGGTGAGGGTAAGATACTCGCTGAGATGAGAAGGCACATCGATGCCAAGCAAGATTGGAAGGGCCTGGCGTGGATCCTCGAGCGCAGGTGGCCTGAGCGCTACAGCGCCAAGCGAGAGATCGAGGTCAGCACCAAAAAGGCTGATGGCATCCCTGAGGTCTTGGCGATGCTCGAGCAGACGCAGGGCATGATTGACGTTGAGCCTGATGAGGATGGGGGCGATGAGTGAGCAGCTCGTCAGCTTCCCTGCTCACCTGCTCTCTCATGGGATGATCTTTGTGGCAGAGCTGCGCGAGGGTCATGGGCGCGAGGCGTGGACTGTGCTTGACTTCGACAACAGGCGCAGGGCTGTGAGGATGCCCATGTGGTCTGTCGATATGGAGGGTGAGATGTTTGCCACGCTCCCCACCGAGGGAGAGGTCACGCTCATCGCCACCTGCGCCACCATCACAGAGCTCGCCTATGAGGTGGGTGTTCACCCTGTGACACCTTGGCGAGAGATCGTCACACGTTATGTAAAAGCGAAAGCCCACCAAGCCGACACCCAAGCGACTTGATGGGCTTAACACCACAACGGAGACACCTATGACACAAGAAGCTCTACAGATCAAGCGCCATTCAATCATGCCCCGATGGGATAAGAGCCAGATGGAAGCGGGCGCTGTAAGAATCCACGCTCGCTTTCAAGCGCTCATCACTTCAGTTATCGAGAGCGCTGATTGGGCTAACTATCGACTGACCAAAGACCCGCTTGAGGTGGGCAGACCTGCGTGGCCCTCACCTGGCAAGTTCTGCGATCTAGTCATAGCAAGGCGCAGCGGTCACGTTGAGGGCGCGCTCGAGATTAAGACACGCTCTGACGCTGTGGGGGTCAGCCCTATCGACAAGATGCACAGCACCCTGGATATGATGGGCACTGATCTTTACGAGCTCCAACGCGTAGCTCATCAAGCTGATGCTCTGTGGGTGGTGGCGCTCGGCATCTATCGTGTGCCCTTTCAGGCGATGGCGATCTCTTGGGATGCAGATTGGTCTGATATCGTGCTCGCGTGGGGGCGTGACGTGGGGCGCGATTCGCCTATGAGCATGATGAAATGGAGCTCCTTTGCTTCCCTTGACAATGCAATGTGTTATCACAAAGACCTCAAGAGTTTCTTCAGCGTGGCAAGCCTTCCTCGCAAGCTCCCCAAGATCAGCTTCAACCCACCTGCTCTAGAGCCTCAGCAAGATGTCAGCGCTGATGAGCTCCTCCAAGCTATCGATGAGAGCAGCCTTGCCCCAAGCGCCAAGCTCGCCATCAAGGTTATCAGTGAATGGGGGGATCATGTCGCGCCTGTTAAAACACGCTGTCGTGAGTATGTCACCGAGGAGATCAGCGAGAGCGCGCTCCAACATCAGATCATCAGCTTGGTGGAGGCGGGCGTGTGCTTAGGCTATAAGAAGGGCTCTCGCAGGCACAGGCTCCACCTCAACAGTAGGGCGCTGATGGATATGCTCAAGGAGGACTGATGAGCGATGAGAAGGAGAGACCATTCATCCTCAACGAGCTCCAGCGTGAGGTGATCGCGGGCATAAGGCGCAAAGATAAGGTCATCGCTGCGCGCTGTGGTTGGGGTAGTGGCAAGACCTCCTCGTTGATCTTCGCTATGTGGTTCCTCGCCAAGACTCGACCTGGCACCACATCCTTGCTCATCACCGACACTACGCCACGTTATAACTCAGTGCTCATGCCTGAGATTGAAAAGTGGCTCGCGCCTCGAGGGTGGGTGTACAACCACAGCCTCCACAAGTGGACTGACACACACACAGGCTCAGCGGTGCTCTGTCGCTCATACTTCCGACCAGGCACACGCGATGCGAGCCACAACCCTCTTGAGGGTATTAACGTCACAAGTGGCGTGGCGCTCGTTGATGAGTGTCAGACGCTAGGGCCAGAGGTGGCGCATAAGGCGCTCGGCCGTCTGCGCTCAGGCCCCTCGCCCACCTTGATCTTGGTTGGGCTGCCTGTCGCTGATGCTTGGTGGTGTCGCATGGCTGAGGAGGCTCAGTGTCACCCTCTGCTCTTTAGCTCATACGTCAATGAGGACAACCTCAGCGAAGCTTGGTTTGAAGCCACCAACCTGCTCCCTGATGATGAGCGCGAGGCGATGGTGATGAACAAGCCTAAGCCACCAAGCGGGCTCGTTTATCAAGAGTTTGATGTTGAGCGCCACGTCATCAGCGACTTCAAGTACCGCCCTGAGATGACAGGGCGCATCACGATTGACTGGGGCTTCCGCAAGCCCTCGGTGATGATCATCGTCTATGATGAGGAGCGCGAGGCGAGCATCATAGTGCATGAGATCAACCCTCAAGAGGTGACCATCGCGCAGCTCTCTGAGATGATCCTGCGCGTGGCATGGCCTCGAGCTCATAAGGATTCAGCGCCAGGCGCTCGGATATGGATAGACACAGGCGTAGCTGACAAGGCGGGCAAGGCGCGCTCAGACCAAACAGGGCGCTCAGCGTTCCGAGAGATTGCCAAGCCTATCGGTGATGGTGGCATAGGCTTACCTCTGCGCTTCACGACTGACCCTGTACGAACAGACATTCTCAATGGTGTGCAGCGCCTCAAGCGCGCCTTCGCTCGTAATCGCTACCTCATCACCGAGGAGGTCTGGCGCAAGGGTGAGCGCGCCACAGGTAACAGCATCCGAAAGGCGCTGCTCAGCTATGGGTGGGATAACAAAGAGCAACCCAA